GTAATAGTTCTATTATGGAAGCATTGGTAATAGTAGCTCTCACTAAATGTGTAGCGATACGAAAAGGGCCTGTACCTCCACCAACATCACCCATCATAAAGGAATTGGGTAATGCAGTAAAAGCATATTGGGCTGGTGCAACTATGAATCCATTTCCAATTCCTCCAATACCAGCACCTGGCGCTATACAAAATCTTGTTGTAACTCAAAACTTATGTATTAATCCAGGTACTTGGCCTGTACCAATAGAATTACCAGCTGTAAATACACCAAACTTCTTTTTAGATATTTTTGTATTAGCAGCACAAATACATTTGTTGACACTCAAAGGAATAATATACACCACATCATTATATCCATCAGCACCATCACCAATACCTGGTCCTGGTGTAATCAGTTGGAGTATATATGTAGTACCTGGTGGTGGATTAGGTTTAGGTAATGATGATGATGGTGATACCCTTCCTAATTCTGATTGGCAATTTTTAGGTAATGAAATACCTCCAATGAAAACTATAAAACGATTTAGGTCTAATGAACCTTACTTTGCCGGAGATGTCATAGAATCAGGTGGTAACTATTATGTAGCACAAAATCCAGAAAAGAACGGACAAAGATGTTGGAATATTCCATTCTAAAGACTAAAATATTATTAATGTATATTTATATTAAAACAGAAAACAATTATGGATTCGAAAAAATTAGTAAAAGTAATCAAAGCGTTAGTAGAAGCTGAGGTATCTAAGAGACAAGAAGTTTTTTTAAAGAAAACTTTTCCTAAGATTTTAGATGAAGCAGTGAAAGCAAGGATGAAAACTATTACTTCTAAAAAAACAAATGAAGTAGACCCGTTCTCATTAGCTAATGCAGTATTAGATGAAGATAGAAAAGAATCTCAACCAGTTGTTGAGAATCAAACATATACTAAGAACCCTATGTTAAACCAAGCATTAAACGAAACTCTACAGAGTGGTATTAGTGATACATTGGATAAAACAGTTACATTTGGTACACACAATGTTGCAGCTGCTGGTGGAGGAACACCCGTAGGACAAAGTGGTATTCAATCTTTCAGAGAAGAGATGGCTCAGAAGATGGGATTACAACCAATGGGACAACAATCAGCACCACAACCACAAGGTTTAGGAGTACAGACTGGTGTGCCTGGTTTGGATAAGATTCTTAACAGAGATAATTCAGCGCTTGTTAAAGCGATGACTAGAAAAAAAGGAGTAGGAGCATAAGATGGCTTATGAGTTAAATAAAAAGATTGTAATTGATACTGAAGAGTTTAATAACTTTGCAGTAGGTATCACTTTACCAATTCAGAGAGGTAATGAAGGATACTTTAGACAATCTTTTAGAACATTTGACCAAGTCCGTTCCAACTTAAAAAACTTATTACTTACCAAAAAAGGTGAAAGATTATTACAACCTGAATTTGGTAGTGGATTGCATGATTTATTATTTAATCCTGCAACCGAAAAATTTGAAGAGGATTTAGAAACTACAGTAAATGATGCAGTAGCTAAATGGTTACCATATATCATTGTAGAAGATATCAACATTGATATTAGTAAAGAACAAACTGATAATAATCAAGCGAAGGTATCTTTACAGTTTAGACAAGAGGGAGACCAAACATTAGATACATTAACATTTTTAGTAGAGGAATAATATGGCACTTAATAATCAAATAAAGAGTTTTAAAGATAAGGGTAGAGATATAAAATACCTTAATAAAGATTTCGTTGATTTTAGAAACAACTTAATTGAGTTTGCTAAAACTTACTTTCCAACAACCTTTAATGATTTTAATGAATCATCGCCAGGTATGATGTTTATAGAAATGGCATCATATGTGGGTGATGTATTGGGATATTATATTGATGATACACTAAAAGAATCATTATTAACAACGGCAGAAGATAGAGAAAATATATTTGAGTTAGCTAAAATGATGGGGTATAAAGCAAAAGTAACCTCACCAGCAACAACTAAATTAAGTGTATTTCAATTAGTACCATCAAGACGATTAACAAACCCAGTATCATCTGGTGATTTAGCATTTGAACCCGATACAGATTATTACCTAAGAGTAAAAGAAGGTATGGAGTTAGATGCTGATGGAATACAATTTAGAACAACTGAATTATTAGATTTTGCAGATGCCGATGAAAGAGAAATAAGTGTCTACGAAAGAGATGCAACAACAAATAATCCTAAATTTTATTTAGTAAAAAAGCCAGTTGATGTAATTTCAGCTACAGAAAAACAAATTGAAATAACATTTGGAGCAACTCAAGAAGAATTTGCACGAATTGATATACCTGATACAAATGTAATTGATATATTTGATGTTAGGGATACTAACAATAACAGATACTATAAAGTACCATACTTGGGACAAGAAATGGTTTATGTAGAATATTCGAATACTGAAGCACAAGATAAAGATTTATTTCAGTTTAGAGATTCAGTAGCATCTATTCTTAGATTAATTAAGACACCACGAAGATATAAAGTGATTACAAATCCTAATGGTACGACTACTATTCAGTTTGGTAGTGGTGATGCTGGTAAAAACGATGAATTACTAATCCCTACATTTAAAAATGTTGGTTTAGGTCTACCAAATTCTATAGATAAATTAGGAGCATCTTTTGACCCATCAAACTTCTTACTTACAAAATCATATGGGCAATCACCTAAAAATACTACTATGACCGTAAAATATTTAGTAGGTGGTGGTGTTGAATCGAATGTATCACAAAATAAAATCCAAAGAATTACAAAAGTAGATTTTGATGAAGATTTATCAGCATTTACTGGAGCAGAAAGAAATCTATATTCAACTGTAAAAAACTCATTAGCAGTAGATAACGAACAACCAGCTACTGGTGGTAGAGGAGCAGAAACATTAGATGAGATAAGAGAAAACGCTATAGCTAACTTTGGTTCACAAAATAGAGCAGTAACATCAAAAGATTATCAAGTTAGAGCATTATCAATGCCACCTAAGTTTGGTAATATCACAAAAGCATTTTGTGCAGCTGATGGTAATTTAGATGATAATTCACCAGCTTCTATTCTTGCTTCACCGACAGCATTAAATGAATTTTCTAAATTAGTGCAGGATTTACAAGCTGATGGTAAGAATACTGATGAACAAATAAAAAAACAAGTTTCAAAATTTTTATCCAATAAAAAATCAAATGTTAAAGAAAAAAATAATCCATTTGCAGTAAACTTATATATCTTAGGATATGATTCTAATAAAAAATTAACATCACTCAACAGAGCTATAAAAGAAAATCTAAAAACATATATGAATGAATTTAGAATGTTAACTGATGGTGTAAATCTTTTAGATGGATTTATTATAAATGTAGGACTAGATTTCGAAATTAGAGTTTTTAGAGATTATAATAAGAGAGAAGTATTAACTAATTGTATTACTGCTCTCAAAGATTATTTTGAAATAGATAAATGGACATTTAACATGCCAATTAATATTGGTGAAGTTGAAATGTTGATAGGAAACATAGAAGGAGTACAATCAGTAGTTAAAACAGAGTTCAAAAACTTATGTGGAGGTACTTCAGGTTATTCACCAAATTCATATGATATTACTGGAGCAACGAAGAACAAACAAATATATCCATCGTTAGACCCATCAATATTTGAATTTAAATTCCCTGATAGGGATATAAGAGGGAGAGTTGTATAATGTATTATTTTTTAACCGCATCTAAAGACGCAAGTATATACTTACAACAACCAACTCAAAACACTGGGTTGGATGAAATATTAGAAGTGTCTAAAGTTTATTATGGTTCACTAAAGGATACGGCTAGAACTTTAATAAAGTTCGATACAGATTCACTTTCCACAAAACTCTCAGATGGTAGTGTAACAATGAGCGTAGCTGAATTGGTACTTAGAGAAACAGAACCAACAGAAGTTCCTTTATCATACTCATTGGAAATAAATCCTGTTTCACAAAGTTGGGAAATGGGTAATGGTACTAGGTTTGATGATATATCTACGGATGGTTGTACTTGGAACTATAGAGATAGTGGTTCTAATTGGTTACCAACTAATGTACCAAATAGTGGTAGTGCAACTGGTTCATTTGATGGAAAGGGAGGTATGTGGTACACTGCATCTCAAGCCATTCGTAATTATAGTTATGAATCAACTGATTTAATTGTTGATGTATCTTCATCATTTTCATTTTGGTTAGATGAAGATTACCCTAATGAGGGATTCATAATAAAACACGAATCATCCAAAGAAAATGATGATATAGATTATGGACAACTAAAATTCTTTAGTAAAGAAACACACACAATATATCAACCAAAGGTTAGAATCGGTTGGGATGATAGTAGATATGAAACGGGTTCATTACAAGCATTACCAGAAGAATACAAAATATCACTTAAAAGATTAAAAAAATCATATAGAGCTGGTGGAAGATATGATATAGAAGTATTCGCAAGAGAATTGTATCCACAAAAAACTTTTCAAAACACATTTGGATACTCCACAGGCAGCTTACTTCCAACATCATCTTTCTACCAAATAAGAGATTGCGAAAGTAATGATATTATTATTCCTTTCGGTGATTTTTCTAAATTAAGTACATTTGGAAACAAAAGTAGAATTAGTTTAGATTTAACAAATTTTGAAATAAATAGAAGTTATAAGGTAGAGTTGAAAATAGAACGAACAGGTTCTGCTGAATACTTTGATGATGATTATATATTTGAAGTAACTGAATAATGGCATTAGATAAAGATGTAAGAATTGATGAACTAACTTTGAGTGGTTCAAAAGCTATTAAATCCATTGACCCATATGGAAGGCATAACTATTTTGCTGAACAGATGAAGGAGGTTAATGGTTCTATGGATGGTGAAATTAGTGGTAAACTTCGTAGACCAAAGTATGATGAAGAACAACTACTATTAGCAATAGATACAGAAGTTGATGAATTAATTCCGAATAAACCAAAAGATTTACCTGATGTAGTTTTACAATCAGATTTCGATGCTTTACAAGCACAAGTAAATAGATTAAATGGTATAATTAGTGATTTAAGAAATCAGTTATCATCTGCACAATCAAAAATATCTGAATTAGAATCCACTATAAATGGATTAAGAGCAGAACTCGATGCATCTTTACTCAGAGTAACAGTAGCTGAAAACTCAGCAGAAGCAGCTGCAGATAAATTTAAACAAACATCTATTGATTTACAACAAGCTATTCAGAAATCTGTAGCAGAAGCAATAGAAAGAGTTTCTTTAGAAGCGCAGGTAGAAGGTTTAACCGCACAAAAAGAAGCATTAGTAACACAAATATCTGCGTTAGAATCACAAGTAGCTGGTGTACAAGCTCAATTAGCAGCTGGTGCTGAATCAGCCGGAGGTAAATGGACTGCTAATGCAACACCAAACGCTGAAAAAGATAAACCAGCGTTGTATTATTATAGTACAAGAAGAGGAACAAGAAGTACTGGGTGGAAGAACGGACCAAATATTGATTTAACAAATGGTACTGAAAATCCTATAACATTT